AATCCCTATTCCCACCACTACTGTCACCTTGGCCTCCTGGCTTCTGGACTGAGTGTGTGACGTCAAATACCACAGGAACAGAAAAATTGTCACGCATATACTGGATGCCAGTAAAATCAGTGACCAAAGTATTATACCCAAAACTAGTACCCCTTTCGGTTATCCAAACTTCTCTAGCACCTTCAGTTTTACTTAGTATACCTTTAACATCCCAAGGTGCCAAGAATTGCCCTTTTTTGATATTTACAATTTTATTTGTTTTACATGCTGCTTGAATTAAATCTGTTTGTCTACACAAAAATGCAGGAATCTGTAACACGTCGATTGCATAATTGAATTGATTACATATTGCTTTTATCTGCATAACATCATGTACGTCTGTTAATGTTTTAACATTTATTTTTTCTTTAATATCAATAAAGTCTTGCATAGTTGCAGGCATTCCTACTCCACGTTTGCCTGCTATGCTTGTTCTATTTGCTTTGTCAAAACTTGCTTTAAAAATATATTCAATGTCAAACAAGTCACATACACGTTTGCACTCCGATGCAATCTCTAAACTTTGTTCTAGTGTTTCGTGTTGACACGGTCCTGCAATAATTCTCATGTTAGTCTCCATCCTTTATAATATAATAGAGATTTAGTGTTTTGTCAAGTTGTTTCCGCAGTGTAGGATGTGTATCTGCTAAAGCAAACAGTTCTCGCCAACTGTCGTATCCTAGATATCCTTGTGCTTTTGCAACACCTTCTGCATCACCGCCTATAATCCATCTACCTGGATATATGCTTTTTTTAGGTTCGTCTCTAAACCTAGCATAAACTACACCTCCAGCTCTTTCATATATTAGTGCTTCTCCTGCTAGGTCTTTATTTTTTGGTCTAAGCATCACGCATTCCGTTGAATACTGTTTTTACAAAGTTGTTATTATCAGAAGATATACTTTCAATCAACTTATATTCCATGTTAAGATTTTTTAATAATGTACCAAGTGCATTTACATCTTTAGGTAAACACATTCCGCTGTAACCTCGTAACTGTTTATTAACATCTAAATACAAGTCATTTGTTTTACCCGTAGTAACATATGCTTCTTTTACTTTACTATAATCACATTCAAACTCTTCGCAAACTTCATACATAATATTTGCAAAAGTTATACGCAGTGCAGCGTATGCATTATTATAATATTTTAAAACTTCTGCTTCAGTAGGCGAAAGTTGTTTTATGTTTTCAGGTAAACGTCCGTGAGCTTCTTTTATTTTTTTAAAAACGTATGGATCATTTGTACCAACTGCTAACAAGGTTTGATTGTTAATAAAATCATCTGCTGCACAACGTTCTCGTAAAAATTCTGGAGAATAACATATTATCAAGTTGTTATATGTTTGTATCATAGTTTCTGTAAATCCTATAGAAACTGTACTTCTAATACACACAATACCTTTGTAGTTAAGTGTATTTAAATCATCTAATACTTCCTCTACAATCTGTGTATCACAGTCTCCATTAAGATCTGGTGTTGGTACACAAACAAATACAATCTCTGTATCTAATACATCTTCTATGCTTGTGTCGAACTTAATGTCGTGTGTAATAACTTGATGCTGTAAAAGAGCAAATCCGGCACTGTTAGCACTGCCAACAACACCCATTCCGATAATACCTAGTTTCATAATAAACTTTCCACTGTTTTCTTTAATCCTTCTTCTAAGGGTGTATAGTCTGTAAATCCTGTAAGTGTTTGTACTAATGTTGTGTCAGGACATCTACGTGTAGCACTGCCTACAGGCCCTGGGCGTATTTCTAATCTATCAGGATTAATACCCATGTAACCCATGATTAGTTTTGCTACAACACTTATCTGCGTTTCTACATCTCTACCTACATTTACAGTTTGATTGCTACCTGTTTTAACCAAGATGTCTGTCATACGCACAGCATCGTCTACGTAGCAAAAACTGCGTGTGTCGTTGCCGTTAATATAATACTTACCTTGTTTGCAGCGTTCAATAAACTCGTTTACAAAATGATCTATTTGCCTTGGACCGTAAACATTAAAGTAACGTATAATAAGATACTCAAGTCCACTGTTTGCCACCAAGTTTTCACCTAATGCTTTTGGTATGCTGTAACTCCAACGTGGGTTAGTTATATCATTAAACATGACAGGAACTGATTCATCAGTAGGTACATGATGATATCCGTTGTCAACTGTGCTGTTAAATATTTCACAAGTGCTGGCAAATACAAACTTAGTGTTTGTACTGTGATAGCGTTTTATTAGGTTTATGGTTGGCAGTGTGTTGTTGATACAAACATCTGTTGGATGCTGATAAAAGAGTTTAGTACCATTGGTCGCTGCTAAATGAAATACAACATCACAATCGGGCAATTCATCTGTTACGTCAGAGTATTTTAAATCTTTTTCATAACCATCTTTTTGATCATATCCAAAAATAGTATATGTGTCTTTCACATAGTTATAGTAATGACTGCCTATAAATCCTTTATGTCCTGTTAATACTATTTTCATTTTCTATTGTACCATTTCTTTTTTTCAGGGCCTTTGTCGTGTGTAAAGTAATCACTAAGTGGACAATGATTCAAAGGTGTATGAGTATCTACATGTTTATGTCTATACCTTGATAAATCAAAAACATATTTTTCAAAATGATTTGCTGCTAACATACACACCTGTCCGTCATACCATTTTTGTATTTGTTCTGGTTTATTTTCCATTTTATAATACATTTCATATTTGTCAATAAAGTTATTATATTCTGAATGCTTTTGATTTATTATAACATATCCTGTTTCAGCACTATAACCTCCAAGTTCTAAATAAGCATGATTAAATAAACCAATGAGCTTTCCTTTACCTAAAGTTAAGTCAATAATACTACCGTCAAACTTTTGATGAAATATAATATCACTATCTATCCAAATAAGTTTATCTGTTTTTATATTTTTCAAAGCATATAAAAATGCTAGACCTTTTTTTGCAAACTTAACTTCTTTACTATTTTGTGTTTTTGTACAAAAAGTTTCCCAATCTTTTCTACAAACATGATTCCAATCATATACTTTTATTCTATTATTAAAATTTGATATTACATTTTCTGCAAATACACAAATCTCAAATTTAGGATCTGCATATTCTAAAAAAGTATCTAACATACGTTTACCACATAAATCATAATACTCTTGATTCATTGTAGTGATAAACGTATATGTTTGCTTTCGTGTACCTAGTCTTTTATACTTGCGTACCAACTGAACGTCTCACAATATCGTTGTGGTTAAATTCTGCCCAATACAACTCAAATGCTACACCGTCCTCTAATCCTTCAAACTGATGAATAACACCTGGCTTTACTTGTGTAAAATCTCCCGGACCTAAAATAGTTTCGTCAACTAGATCATAATCCTTTTGCCAAACACGTACAAGCATTTTGCCTGACTCTACAAAGAAGCCATTCCATTTAAATCTGTGTTCGTGTTCGCTACACTTGTAGCCACCTTTGAATTCTATGCGGTGAAACTCTAGCACACCGTTTGCGTGGATGAGTTCAGTCTGTCCCCAAATCTTTCCTGCTTTCATGTTGCTTCTCCTATTATGTAGTCTTTGAATAGTTCTATTCCTTGATCCCAAGTAATTGGTTGCAAGTTTATTAATGGCTTGAAACATAGTGTCCATCTTCCTGGTGCATCTGGTGGATTGTATGTATCGTGTAATACATTGGTATTGATTAGTGTTGGTTGATTTGTGTTTACTTGATCTAAAAATGTACAGTTGTCTCTATCTGCATAATCAATAGCATCGCCTTCGTACTGTCTTTGATCATCTGATACTGTAGGTTGTTTTTTAAAAATTTCACTTGCTTTCCACCAACGAAGAATACCACCATCTTCACCAAAACTTTGATTCATTTTACACAAAATATCTCCGTCGTTGTGTACAGGAATACTGCCTCCAGGAGGTGTGTAAAAACCTTCAATAAGATCAAGTGTCAAGTCTGGATCCAAAGATCTAATAAAATCTTGTACTTCATCATTTGTGTATCCACATAATTCTGTAACATCTGCTACATTAAACGGATAGTCATAATGAATATTCAATAACTCAGTTGGCGGTTTTATTTCAAACGGTAAATCTAAATGTCTCCATAAATTATTCATAGTAGTTTTCCAAAATCTATTATCTCACTTTGTCTATTAACGTCTTTTACAAAAAATGCACAAAGACTATTTTCTTTTTCTTGTATTGGTATACTTAGTAAATGACCATTCCTCATTTTAGGAAAATACCATTTTACATCGTTGTAAAAATTTGTTATTTCTACAGTACCAAACTGCGGATGTGTGCTTGTTAATGGATTAAAAAGAAATGCTTCAAATCCTCTTTCGTTTAGACTTGTTAACGGCAATACTTCTAAATCGCTACCTGCTTGACTACATCCTACTGCTAAACACCAATCAAGAGGCATAGTTATTTCGTTTCCATTTATTTCTAAAACAACTGCTGGACTATTAAACGATTCTAAAAAAATCAAAGGATTAAAAAAGAAATCTGGTTCTTTAGGATTACTATTATCTAATATAGAAAATCTTATATCTTCGTCAATTGTTTCTGGAACTTTATTTAAAGAAAACGCTGTGTTTTCAAGTGTTAATATTCTCATTTATTTCCAATCCACTTTTTCTATTGTGAATGGGTATTCTGCTTCCTTATAAAACTTTTTACGTTGGGTAAGGTGCCGCTTCGCAAACTTACAAGTGCTTGTAAGATCCCATATTTGCACGAAGTCTTTGTCCTTTGCCTTTCTTACGCCTCTACCAATTGATTGAATAACTCTTACGAATGACTTGCCTGGTTCTATAAGAACAAGATTAAAAATACGAGGAATATTAATGCCGACGGCAGCAACGCCATACGTAGCAATGACCACGTGATTTGTTCCTTCGTTAATTTCGTCATATGCGTCCTTTCTATCTTTTAATTTTACATCGCCTTTAACAAATGTTGATCCTGGAATAAGTTCTTGTAACATTTCACCTGCTGAAATTCTATCTACAAGTATTAGAGTGTTGCCTGAGTTTTTTACATTGTTTAAAATTTTGCCTAAGTATTCTATTCTTTCTTTATTTGTAACTAGATATTTTAATTCTTCTTGATAACCACTGTGTACGACAGTGTCTATTAATTGTATGATGTTAACATGACATTGTGCAAGTACACCTTTGTCTTGTAATTCTTTTGCTGTAATCTCTCCAATAACTGGACCTAAACTTGCATGTATACTTTCAAACTCAAACTTTTCTTTTGGAATAGTTCCTGTTAGTCCCCAACGAATGGGAGCATTTTTTAAGTTACGTGTAAGCAAGTTTTTCAATACTTCTGCTTTTGCTTGATGCACCTCATCTACAATTACTGTGCTCACACCATCTAAGAACTCTGCCAGTGATAGTATTGCTTCTCCGTCCTTGTGCTTCTTGTCCAGTATGTTTAATGACTGCCAAGTGCAGATAGTGTGAGTCTTACCTAACTCTTTTCTGTCTCCAAAATAAACACCTACATCAAGTCCACAATTTATATAGTCTTCTTCTGTTTGTGTTACAAGTGACTTGTTAGGCACAATAACTAAACTGCGTCCATACTTTTCACTCATGTGACTCAATGTTGCAGTTGTAATAGTTTTACCTGCACCTGTTGCAATCTGTTGTAGACTTTGTGGATTGTTTGCAAAGTTGTTGATTGCTTCTACTTGGTAGTCACGCAGAATGATTTCTTCGCCTTCTGCAGGATGACCTTTGGGCCAACATACACCCTGATCAGCCCAATAGCGTTCTGTTACTTGTTTGAAATCCAACTGTATAGCATGTCGTCTATCTTCGATATCAACAATTGAAACTTTATTTTTTTCCAAAACAGAAGTAATAACATCAAGATGATTAACATAGCCTGTACCGCCAATGCCAAAAAAAGCAACTTTACCGTCCCATCGTCCCAACTTGTATTGTGGCATATACCTAGCATAAGGTACTTCGAACTTAAGAGCGTTGGAAAGTTTGCGGCGTACATCTACGTCTAGTCCTTCTAGTTTGATGTTTACTTCATCTTCGATAATTAATTTGCAACTAGCCATTAATAGTTTCTTCCTGCAAAATATGAAACACGCTCATCGTGAAGTATAATTAAATCGCATATACTAGTGTAATATGTTTGTACCATTGTGTGTGGTCTATGAGATGATACACAATACACGCTAGAAGGTTTCCATTCTGTTTTTAACAATAGTTTAGGTAGTTTGTTTTTAGCAATATACACAACTTTTGTGTTTTTGTCAAGCCAGTTGTTTAAGTTGTTTTCTGAAATGTAGTTGTTAAGATCAGATTGTTCTGAATTTTTTTCTACACGAAATAAAACAGTTTGATCAGAATCAGGAAAAATATATTTTAAACTTCTATGTATCTCAGATACTTGACGGTATGCTTCGTGTTCATCAATCAAAACTAATAAAGGAAATCGTTCTAACTGTAATAATGACTCTACAATTGAATCAAAATTATGTTGACTAGGTTGTATTAAAACATACGTATTTTTTCTATAAGCAATCTTTTCAATTAGGTGACCTTCAGAACTTTTTTCAGGCAAATAATATTGATGTATAAATCTATTATCGTATGCCTTTAATTCTGTAAAAACTTTATCATCTAATTTTGCATCTTTAGGTGCATTATATATTTTACCGTTCTTATAATATGGCAAATATTTTTTTATGCCTTCTTCTTTGATACAAACTATTTCATTGTATGCATCTAATATTTCCTGCTGTATTTTGAAGTTTTTTGATTGAAATACAGATATTAGACTATAGATGTTGTTTTCTGTAACTTTAACAAAATGAACTTGAGTAGACTTTACGTGATATTTTTGTTGGTAAGGAATACTACAACTGTCGAATGCAACTATTAATTTTTTTGAAAAAGGAAATCTAATTTTCATCCAAGTCCATTTATCTTTAATAGACTCATATGGCTGATCAACAAAAACATCTTTAGTATCAACAAGTTTAATACTTTGTTCTCTGTTAATTGTACGTAAAGGTTGCTTTAAAGTTTCAACTGCTATTTGAAAGTTTGTTATGCCATTTTTGATAAATTGATCTTGCATGTCAAACATTTTTTGTTTCATTAGATTATATTGTCTATCAGTAAGTGCAGTGCCTTTAAACGTTTGCCTTGCAATACTATAGATAATCTTAGAATCAGAAGGATTAATACTATATTTAGAATCTGTTTGTTTTAATCCTGTTATAAGATGCAACAAATCTTCAATGTTTTCAACTTTATCCATGTTATTAATATAACATCTATAGTTTGTTTGTCAAGTTTTTTAAAGGTAATCCGTTTGTAATTTCAGTAATTGTGTACTCGGTATGTGCATAATCGTTGCGCCATTGTATTCTATCAGGCATCAAAGGATTTTCAATATCGTGTAAAAAGTCTATGTCGTTGGCTACAGGATAAGCAAGAGAAGAAGTACTAACAAAAGCAGGGACACCTTGAAGTATAGAATGGCACCCAGGGTTACTACTATGACTAATAGTAGCCCATATATTATCAAACCCCATATCAAAATCATCATATGTCCCATAAATGTGCCTTGGCTCCTGTCTGATTACATTCTTTAATCCACGTTCAATATGTTCTAACCTACAGCGTGGATGTGGACGAAATATTATTGGACGATCTGTATGTTTACGTATTTCGTCATATGTATTTAAGAACCAATTGCTCATTCTTGGCATGCCTTGCCATTGTAGACTTTTATCATGCTGTCCACATACAAGAATGTATTCGCCGTCTTTGCGCCAAGGGTTTAATGCCATTCCGAATGCACTAGCACGATGATTAGTGTTATCTGGTTCACCAAAATAAGCGTCTCCGTTTATACCGTTTATTCCTACTTTCCAAGTTGTGCCTCTTTGTATACCGCCAACTTCTAAAACAACAACGGGTTTATTTTTTATTTTTGCTGCTTCCCAGATTTTTTGGTTAGGAGCCATCCTGCCATTGAATAAGACACTCCATATGACATCAATGCCATCAGTGCTATTATCGACACACTTATGACCATTAGCAATAGCACCAACACGAAAGGCATCAAAAACAGGCTTAGAATTAAGTGCGCCATAATTTGTCCATAAATTAAATAGGGCCATCTGGTCCTAGTTTCCTTGCTATTTGGCCGTAATCTATTTCGTCTTTTAATCCCGCTTTGTAATGTTTCATATAAGGGTCTAAAACACTTCTAGGCATACATGTTTTGTGTACATGTTCAGGATTTAAATCTAGCATTTCTGCTCCTGCGGCTTGCATTATTTCTACAGTTTTACCATAAACTTCTCCGTCATAAAATCTACGGATATCTTTATGATCGTCATTGTAGTAGATGTTTTTATATGTTTCCTTAAAATCGTTGAATTGTTTATGATTTTTATTTAGAATAAAAAATCCTGTTTCACAACTAAACCATCTTTTGCCTTCTACATTATGCACTACGCCTAAGTGAGTGCTTAGATATCTGTCGTCTGAAAGTAAATCTAACAATTGAGGGTGTATAGGTGCATTGATAATTAAGTCTGCATCTAACCAAATTAGTCTATCACAATCAATGTTTTCCATTGCATCAATAATAGTAAAACCTTTTTTTGCAAATGTTGCAACTTTTTTATTTACAGGCCACCAGCGTTCTTGAAACTTATTATATTCTTCTCCTAAGTCAAAGCCTCTTAATCTAATTCTAGATTTAAGTTTAGGACGAAAAGCTTCATTATACAATTCAAAACGTATTCCTTTGTTAAGATTATGGATTACACTTTTTAAAAAGTATCTTCCGTATTTGTTAAAATACTTATGATCCATACTACTTATTGCAGTAAAACGTTTAGCACCTCCACGTCTATTTTGTACAAGTTCATTTACAATATGTTTTATCCATCTTTTCTTTTCAAATGTATTAAGAGATACATGTCCTTCTCTACATACATATACTACTTCTTCATATTTTACAACTACACCTTTATCGTAAGTTGTATTTGGTTGCCATTGGTGTGCCATTATATTGCTCCCCAGTATGCTTCTTGTCGTTTTTCTATCAAGTCTTTAGATAAACTTTTTCCAGTATTCTTTCTTGCGCCTTTCATATGGTCTATCCAACGTCCTAGTTCTGTGTTAATTAGAGGATGGCCGCCACCTCCTGTATGTGCAGTTTTCATCATAAATCCTTCAGTATAATCATAAACATCGGGATGATCTATTTTAATCCTGTTTAGTATTATTCCAAACACATAACTGTCATGCCATTCGTCCATTTGGAATATACCTGTTTCTGCATTTTCGTAAACATGCTCAAATTGACGTAAAAATTCTATAGCAACTTTGTTGTTTAGATTCAAACCATAAAACCCACACTCTGGCCATGTTGCTGCTTTTTTACCGCGGCCTACATATGTCATCCATTTATCATCAGGCAACAGTTCTTTAAATTGTTCATATGACCACGGACTATGCACATATGTATCTGCATCCATCCATACACACCAGTCAGTACAACGTTCTGCTGCGTCAAATACTGCATATACTTTGTTAGCAAATCTTACAGCATCCCATTTAAATTCTTTATGATGATCTCTAGGACGTCTTTCCGGCCATGGACATTTGCCATTTGCTTTAGGAACATTCCCCCAAGTTTCTTTAAACTTGTTTAGTTTTGGTAAAACTTGTTTTGCATCTAAAACTATAATTTGGTCAGTATCTTTGACAATAGGATTGCAATCTTCTGCATATACATACATTTTAATTTTTTTATCTACATTGTCTTCAAACGAAGTAATAAATCGTTGGCCATATTTTTCTAAACCTTCTCGATGAAATGTTGTTACTACGCTAATATTCATTTTATATAATCCTTCATTACCGACCACGCTTTACCTGATTTTAAATCATCAAAATTATAATGACTCATTGCAATTTTTTCAATCCATTGTTCTCTCACAGGCATCAAAGGATATTCTATTTTACTAATATCAAAATTTGCAACTTTAAATGCTTGACTTTTATTAGGTGACGGGTCTGTTACAAACACAGGAATTCCGTCAATTGCTGCTGCTACACCAGGAGAACTGTTGTATGTTACTACTGCCCAACATTTATAAAAGTCTGCAAGTATGCTTGCTTGGTTACTTATTTTTACACCAGGAATATTTATTTTTTGCCATTTTGTGTTTTTCTTATCTCCAGGATGTCCTCTTACAATAATTTGTCTATCAGTATGTTGCCTTATTTGGTGTATAGTTGCCATTAGCCATTTATTAGCATCTTGTCCTCCCATACTCCAGCCGCCATTACGTTGCATACAAATAAGAATATGTTTACCAGTTTTGCGCCAAGGTTTTAATCCAATATTTAAATCTCTTTGTATTTGTAGCCATCGCTCAGGATCCGGATTATTATCGAAATATACACCTGTATTTGGAAATATATCATTTAAACTAAATCTTAAATAAGTCTTTGTATTGCCTGGATCTCTATAAAGAAAAAGATTACTATCAATTGCAAGTGTGTGTTTGCCTATTGCTTTTTGATTGTCTATTATAAGACGTCTAAATTGTAGATGCGGTGTACGCTGACTTCCAGGATGTACCCATCCTTGTATTACAGCAAGATCGGAAGGCTGCCAGTGTTTAGTATGAACTTGTTCACTCCAGGGCACAGGAACACCTTCGTGAAAATTGTCAAGTACTTTTACTTTTTCTTGGTTCTTATTTCTCGGCGGGATACCTGCGTAATAAACTCTAACTTTTTTCATTTAACAACATCCTATATGCTTTGCCACTTTTAAGTTCTTCTGTATGAAATTGTCCGTAGGCTAAGTGACATGCCCATTTATATATCTTTTCTTCTTCTTGCATTGTAGGATTTTCTAACAAACTCAAGTCTTGATCACATACAACATCTGCTGCTGTTGGTGCTAGAGTAAATGCAGGTACTCCATATAACACACTTTCTACTGCTGCTATACTTTGATAGGTTACTAATGCGTGGCAGTTATTTAAATCATCATATATTGTTTTTACAATACGTTCTGGTCTAGATGCTTTGTCTCTAATCACTATAGGTCTATCTGTGTATTGTTTGATTTTTTCTACTGTTTCCTTGACCCAATTGTCTCTATCTATGCCGTAAAACTTACAAGGTTTTTCACTAGGTGTTACTAACAATATATGTTTGCCTTTTTTAGGTTTATGTATTTCTTGTCCTAATCTAAGCCATCTATCATCTGGTCGATCTATAATGTGATTGTGCTGTAAATCATTTTTTACAATTCTGTGCCAAACTTTCCAACCTAATGGATTGCCTGGAGATTTATAATTTCCTATATATCCGCTGTCCATATAATAAAACTGTCTACCTGTTTTCCAACATTCTTTTATTAATTTTCTTTTTGCCATAGATCTAAATATAATATCACCTTTTATTCCGGGCGATGTTACAATTTCTAATCCAGATCCTTTTGCAAATAAATTAATAAATTGATCAGTTTTATTTTTAGAGAGACATATCATCCATCATCTCGTATAGTTCTTTTTTCCATAGATCAGCAAATTCGCAGTTACGGTAGTTTTCAAACCAAGGACCACCTTCTGTATAATGTATTAATTTTGGTGTCTCTACATCGTCATAAACACCAACAAGATAATTCCAAGTGTGATCCAGTTCTCCAATTTCTTCATCATTTAACCAACTAAATCTATGCAAGTATGCACCGTTTATTTCAGGGTCGTTAACTAGTTCTTGAGTTAGTTTTGCGTTACTAGGATGCGCACAGTTAAACAACATTACACTTGACCAATTTTTACGTGGATAGATAGTTTGTTTTTGCCCGTCCATCTTTGTACCTTCTTTAGGTGTGTAATCATGCTTCACACACATTACAGCATATTTGTCATCTGCTTGATCAAACAATTCTTTAATGTCTGTTGTAAGAATCATGTCACAATCCATAAACAGTGCCCAGCCTTTGAAATCTGTAAGTTCAGGGATCAAAAATCTTGTAAATGTAAATTCTGTACTAGCAAGTTTATCAGCCTTTCTTTTATACCAGCCTGAATCTCTTAATTCTTGCTGCTTTAACGGACGTATATCAGCTGCTGGCTGTTTGCTTAGTATACTATGTTTACAAACTTGATACGCAATATCTTCTCTAGTATCATAACCTACAAATATCTTCATTAATCTCTTCTTTCAATATCGTCTTCTGATAATTCTTTACCCATCCACACTTCGATTACTTTAGCGTCTTTGTTATCTATGTTTACTGCCTTATGCCACCAGCCGACAGGTATATCAATACTATCACCTGGTGTTAACAGTGTGCTAGTTCTTTTACCTTGTTTATCTTCTAAAAACATATTGATAACACCGTCTACAACATGCCAGTGTTCACTACGTTTAAAGTGTCTTTGATCACTTAACGCTTTGCCTTGGTAAAATGTAAGTTCTTTGACTTGCCATTCTCCGTTTCGGTCTAATACTTTGTATTCTCCCCAAGCACGTTTTGTTATAGGTTTATCCCAATTACTAAGTATCCAACTGCTTGAATTTTTCTTGTCTGTACCGCCGACACCCCAAACAAATTCTACATCTGCATGATCGCCAAATGTTTTATATTCTGGTGTGTTTGTAGCACTGTCTCTATCTCCACCATTTGCAAATATAATTTTAGTCTTTCCAGTTGTTGACATAGTTTTAAAAATTGCTCCACAGGCACTATTATCACTATCGTCAAACGCAACAATTCTATCTACAAAATTAAGATTTTCAATAATGGCTGCACGTTCTGTAAACGGCATAAATGGTCTTCCTTTTTTTCGTGTTAACCATTCGTCACTGTTGATTCCGACAAATAACTTGTCACCAAGTTCTTTTGCTGATTTCATATAATCAATATGACCTGAGTGAAGTGGATCAAACCCACCTGTTACTAATACAATTTTTTCCATACTGTATTTATATACGTATATAACTTAAAAAAAGTTTATTGGTTGTATCCTAGTATATCAAAGTCTTTGTAAAAATATTCTTTGACGATTTCTTTACTAGATTTATCATAATCATTTTGCCATATACTTTTTTTATTACTTTTATTACTTAAAGGCAAATCTGCTTCTATATTCAAGTATCTTTTTACTGGAATTATATCTTCGTGAATGTTTTCTAAATAACATAAGAATTTTACTTTATGATTAAAAAATTCTGTTTGGGTTTTTCCCATATCACCTTGCATCCAATTAGTATTTTGGATAAACCAATTGAATCCTTTTCTTTCATAATCTAACCAGTACGACCATCTATTAGGTTTATGGCTCCATTTTTTTGCTATATCTACATGATAATAAAACCAACTATGAATTCTTGCGTATGGATTCCTTACAACAACAAAATGATCTTTTACAGTATATTTTTTTTCTATATCTAAAAGAGTATCATGCTTATCTCCTACAACATCGAAGGAAATATTATTTTGAATCCATCCTCTTACACTGGTGCCTCCTGCTTTAGGTATGTGTAAAAAATAAATATCTTTTTTTGGTATATATAATGCCATACTATATTTCTTTAAACAAAACGTATTCGATATTTTCTACTTTTTTGTTGTGCAACAATTTCGTCTAAAATTTCTATGTTCTGTTGTGATTCTAAATTACGTATGTCCATAATAATAAAACTGTTTTCATTTGTATGTTTGTTGATAAGATCCATATATGTATTTGCAGGATAATGAAATCCACAACTTAAAAAACTATAAACAAGATCAAATGTTACATTTTCATCTATTTGAATATTGTTTGCATCTACAAAATTATATTGCATATTTTGACTATCGTAATAACGTTTTAAGTCTGTAATTTTATTATAAAAAGACATGTTTTCAACAGACCCATATCTAACTTGTCTAGTGCCATTGCTTTCAGAAAATTCACCATCTAGTAAATATAATTCACTTCCGTATGTTTCTTGAAATAATTTTGATTCGGTAGCAAAACCACATCCTATATCAAGGATACATTTAGGTTTAAATTTAATATACGAATTAACTATATTAAAATTTACAGTCTTTCCGTGAATGTAATCATCACGTGCCCAAAATTCTTGCCAAGTAATCATAGTTTATTTACGCCTATTTTTACTTAAAAAATCATTTACTTGGTGATGTGTCATGTTAAATTTTTCTTTGAATCTAGCATTAAATTCTTGTTTATTATGCTTAAAATATTCTCTCTGAGAATGTTCTCCTCTGCCTTCTCTAAATGTACTATTTCTATACCAATCTATACTTAACAATGGCGTAGTAAATTCATCCCATCCTGTATTTAAATTGTACATACGCATATCTTCAGTTGCACCTTGTCCGTGGTGATATGCAACATCATACCAGCCATGTTTTTTTCTTTTTAGTTCGCTGATATATTTTGTATTCCATATTGTAAGTATAGGCTGAGCAAACATAGGATTTTTAATAAAATTATCAACTCCTATTTGTTCAGGTATAGCAACATCTACCCAACCATCAACATTTTCTATTTTAGAATATATTGCACTCCATTTTTCTTTCTTTAAAGATTTTGTAGTTTTTACAATAGTTTTTTTATAGTTTTGTTTTAATAATGTTGCACTAGTAGTAATAGTAACAAAGAAAGATTTTTTTTGAATTATTTCTCTATCAAAAATTACTCTATAAGCGCCGCTTACTTTCCTATTTGTTGGTAATGGAATTCTAGTTTTAGGATGCATGGGTTCTTTGTCAGAACCGTTATCTAGTATATAGATATCTTCTTCTAACATTGATCTACAAAGCATACGATATATTTTATCCGTATGCTCTGGCATATTATAGTTTATGATATAGGTATTAAAAGAGTCCGACATTGTTTAGTACATCAAAAGGATCTGAGCCAAAGGTTGCTTCAAATTTTACAAGCATTTCTTTTTTGAGTGCTGCTTTTACTTCTTCAAAAACAAACTGCCATTTTTCTGCTGGTATGCACACAACACCGTCAGGATCACCAAAAATAATATCATTGTTGCGTACTCTTACACCGTTAACAGTTACTGGCATATTCATTTCTTCAAGTGTACCTTCGTATCTAATATCGTCAGGCATTCTAGTATGTGCAAATAATGGTAAACCAATTTGTGTAACTCTATCTACATCACGTGTTGGTCCATCTACAACAACACCCACTGCTCCGCTTCTATATGCAAAATGTGCATTTAAATCACCAAAGTATGCTTTGTCTTTTACATCTGTAGAAACTATAATTACATCACCCGGTGCAACAAATTCATAACTTCCTAATGCATCAAATATGCCTTCCCAATGTGGTAATGCAGGGTCTTTTTGATCTTGTGGTAATTCTTTTAGTTTTAGAGTTTTTGCATATCCTAAAAATGTACCGTTGTTCATAGATTTTATTTCACTGCTTAAAAAATGATCAATACCGTTTTCTTTGCAAATATCACTTAACAAACAACTACTAATACTTTTACTTAACATTTTAAGTTGTTGTACTTTTTTTGCTCTTTGTCCTGCACAAATATCCCTTGCAAATACAAGATCTTCTTGATTGTTGATATCTACTAATTGTAAAGGTGTAACAGGCCATAACATAACATTATCTGTATAACGTTTTTCAACAGGCTGACCATTTGTTTTTACAGCATAAAAACTCATTGCTTCGATGATGTGATTTGGCAAATCTACACTATTAGGAATACTATTGCCATATGCAGGTTTGTGATCGTCCCATAAGTATAATTTTTGCTCAGATACAGCAACTAAACTTGTAGTAGGACTTTTCTTTAGATCTCTTAGTGCAGGATCAATCACAGATTTGTCTATAAACGGTGCTGTACATAATACTTGCACCACTATGTCTGCATCTGTAACTCTAGATTCATTAGCAAACATTGCATGTCCGTCGGTTTTGTTGTTTGCTAGGTTAGGATCTCTATAGTGATGTTTAATAGGTAAGTCTCTTGCTAATCTATGCAATTCTTCACTTTCGCTGTCTAGCCAAACTTCGTCTATTTCTTCACATTCTAATAACTGTCTCAATTTACGCTTAAACAGATATTCTCCGTCTAATACTTGTAAATTTTTATTTTCAATTCTTTCACTAGTTCCTTTTGCAGGTACAAATGCTACTGTTTTCATAATTTCTCCTCTATGGTAACTTCTTTACCTTTTTGATAGTTACTCTTGTTAGCTTTCGTTACCCAGTGTCTTAAATATTCTTTTAATTCTGTGTGCATAAAAGGTACAATACTATCAACTGCTGTTGCAAGATGTTTTAATTTAGAGCCTTTCTTTTCGGCAGTATGTATAGCAGTCCACCATACACCTGTATCTAGTCTCCTACTTACTTTTAATATTTGTAGGGAATTATGACACAATTTGTAAAAGTCAATAACATGTTGTATATTTTTATCTTTCATATTAAGCATAAAAAATCCAGTTTCTGCTTCTTTTCCTTTTACTTTGCCGCCTGCTGGAATATCAACAGAGAGTGTGTCTTCCGGTAATAAGTTTTCTATAAACTCTAAAGGTATTTTTTTATTAGTAATTACATCACTATCTAACCATATAAAAACATCCTGTTCACATTCTTGTAATGCTGCTGTAATTACATGGCCTTTAATCCAACTAAATTTATATCTAGAAAATAAATCTTTTCCGTTAGGATCATGAGGTACATGTGGATATATTAATTCTAAAAATTTATCTAAGTCATTGCGAACCTTTTCGAAATCTTTTACAACCAATCTAGGATTATCAATATCAGGTGTAAATCCTTCAGCCCATAATTCTATTGAAATATTTTCAGGCCAATATTCTAAAAAACTAGTAATACAATCTTTTCCGATTTGATTGTAGTACGGTTCGTGTTGTGATGTAACTACTCTATAAGTTCGCATGAGAATCCTTATTCAATTAAGTACGTATATTTAGTAAATAAATAACTGCGTATTAAAAGTTCGGAGCATAACATGAAGAAACGTGCATTAGTTACAGGCATCACAGGACAAGACGGTGCTTATCTAGCAAAACTACTATTAGAAAAAGACTATGAAGTATATGGTTTTGCAAGTAGACGAGTAAATCAAAATTATTCAAATACTGATTATTTAGGTATCACTGGTAAAATTAAATTTGTACACGGTGATGTAACAGATATTAGTAGTGTTAATCATGCTATTAAAGTTTCTAGGCCGCACGAACTTTATAATCTTGCTGCAATGAGTTTTGTAGGATTGAGTTGGCAAGAACCAATTCATACAGCAAATGTTGATGCAATGGGTCCATTGTATATCATGGAGTCTTTGAGACAACATTCACCTGATACAAAATTTTATCAAGCAAGCACAAGTGAAATGTATGGCAATAGTTATGAAGAAAATCATACACAAAACGAACTTACACCTATGCGTCCTAGATCACCTTACGGTTTTAGTAAAGTATTTGCACACAATGCGGTTGTAAACTATAGAGATAGTTATAGTTTATATGCAACTAGTGGCATTTTGTTTAACCACGAATCGCCCATTAGAGGTAAAGAATTTGTTACACGTAAAATTACAGACGGTGTTGCTCGCATTAAAGCAGGACTGCAAGATACAATTGAATTAGGAAATTTAGATCCTAGAAGAGACTGGGGATTTGCAGGTGACTATGTTGAAGCTATGTGGATGATGATGCAACAAGACACACCAGAAGATTATGTAATTTCAACAGGCAAAACTTGGAGTATTAAAGAACTATGTAATGCTGCATTTAGTGCTGCTGGAATAGATAATTGGGAAGATAAAATTTTAACAAATCCTGCATTTGTAAGACCTGCAGAACTTTATTATCTTAAAGGCGACAGTACAAAAGCCAAAGAAAAACTAGGCTGGGAGCCTAGTGTAAGTTTTGAAGAATTAATTACAATGATGGTACAATCTGATTTGGAAAGATACAGTTAACCTTTCCAATAAATTTTATCTTGTGCGACAGAAAAAATTAATTTATACCCCCAATCAGTCATAAAATTATGATATGTACTATCATTATTTTGTACACCTGCATTATCTTCTATACAAATATAATCTATTGTATAATCATCTTCAATAGCACCTAGTATTTCTAGTTCACTACCTTCTGTATCAATTTGCAAGTAGTTGATATGTTTAGGAATAGGCAAACTACTAAATTTATAACTTTTTGCCTTTATTGTTTTAATTGCTTTTTCAGGATAAGCATGTGTTTCTTTTATACCTGTGTGTCCTCTTACTCCTACGTCGATAATATCAACATACCCATCTTCTTTCCACACAGCACCTTGAATAACTGGTGTTGTTCTATTTTTCTTAATTGCTCTTACATTTGAAGGAACAGGTTCAATTAGTAAACCTTTCCATCCTTTGAATTCTAAAATTTTTGTAGTATTTTGAGTTTTGCCATTCATTACGCCAATCTCAATAAAATATCCATCTTTGATATCTTTACCAATTTCTTTATAAAACCATTCAGTTGCAGTCAAAGTGTTGCATCCTCCATACCTGCTACACGTAACTTTACAACGTTAGTGATTTGCCATTGTTTTTGATCAAGTGCTTTTAAAACACCTAACCACTTGTTACGCATTAATGCAAATTCATTGATAATTTTTTCATAGTCTACAACATCTGCTTCGCCGTCGACATATTTTTCAACATCGCGACTTGATAGCGCACGTTGATAATTTTCAAGATATTTTTTGAAAAATGAGCTACGCAATCTACGTAGCTCAATATTTAGATAGTTGAGTATTGCTTCAATTTCTTGAAGTTGATTAAATCTATGTTCAACAATACCAGGCATTGCTGCTGCTGACTTTTCAACATTTCCTACAAGTTTACATTCTTGACGTGCATCTTGTAACTCTTTTTCAAAGTACAAAATTGCGTCTGGAATTTTAGAAATATTTCTTGATACTTCTGAGTACCATCCCATATCTATTCCTCATAATCATCTTGATCTTCTTCATCCATTTCAAGGAAATAAAGGATAGCGTTGTCTAATACTTTATCGTGCCCTAGAATTTCTTCTAATTGCACATCATCAAACCCGTAGTCCACTAGAAGATCAACATATCGCTCTGCAGCGGCTTCTACTTCTTTTTTGTCTAAGTGTATCTTAAAAACATCCCAAATGTCGCATGCCTGCTCTTCATTCATTTTCGACTAACTCCTCGTGGTCATCTACTTCTTCTGTAGTGCCGGTATTTACCACATTACGTTCTTTTTCGAGGTAATCCGTCATGACCCTGTCGAGTAATTCGCCTTTCCAGTTTTTACGATATTCTAACAATTCTTCGCCTGTGCTTGTTGTATATTTTAATCTATTGCCTTGTTTTTCAATCATGCCTTTTGCTTCGAACAAATCAACAAGTCCACTATAAGGATTCATACCTGTTTCGTATGGAATCTTTACTTGTACGCCTTCGAAAGGTTTTGCGTAACGTGTTTTCATTACCTTACAACCTGCACGAATACCACGTACTTCGCTAACTTTATTACCATCTTCATCTTCTTTTAGTTTTAATTTTTTCATTGCTACTACGATAGATGATGCATAGATAAAGCCTTGACCACCACTGATCTTATCATCTGGATCGAACATATCCTGTGATGCATAAGTGTGATTAGTACATACTAAGCCTACATTACAACTACCGATCATGTTAACAGTGTTACGAACAAGTGCGGTCAATTGCTTAGGCTTACGACCCATATCACCTTTCATATCACCTTTGTTAAACTGATCAATATCAGTAGGTGTTAGTAACATACCTAATGAGTCAACTACAAATAGTACCTTTGGACGATCTTCTTCTGCCATAGATTTATAGTCTGTCATGAATACTGAAATAGTTTTAGCAACGTCATCGATCATACTCATGTTTAGTTTAAGTAATTTTTCTTCACTTGTATCTACATTAAGTGCTTTCAACCATGACTCGTCGAGTGCATTCTCAGAATCGATAAGAACTACAAAGATACCTTGATCTTGTGCAGCCTTAACAATGTTGCCTGAACAAATGTAAGATTTGCCTGCGCCAGACTCGCCAGCGAAAACAGTAACTTTTCCCAATGGGACTCCCTTATGGAAGTCCCCTGAGATCAAATAGTTGAGTGCATAGTTACCAGTGCTGATCCAATCAGTCGGATCATTGAAACCTGCACTCATTCCGCTAATTGACTTTGTCAAGTCTTTACGGAATTTACTCGGATCAAATGCCTTAATTGCCATTAGTCACTCAAGTCCATTGATGTAAGTGAACGTACACCTTCGATCATTTCATCGGCAGTATTGTACATTACTTTGGCTGTAGCATAATCATCTTCATGATTTCTACCCGAGACTTCAATGAAATATCCGTTATCTAGAATATTCACACTGAAATAATTGTCAATAGATTTTAGTTTGTCAGATACTTGCATCTTTGTCTCCTATATTATTGGTTTTGTCTTGCACGGATCATTGCAAGAATGTCCTGTGCGTTTCCGCTTTCTTGTGCAGGTGCTGCTGCTGGAGCAGGATTTGGAGTTGCTGCTGGAGCAGGATCTTGCCAACCAGTGTCACTTACAGTTTCTGCTACTGGAGCAGGTGCTGTTACTGGCTGTGGTGCAGGACTAGCAGGTGCTACATTTGGATCACCTGTTGCTGCTGACATACCTGCTGGACGGAAGTAATTGCTCCAACGATCTGCATCATATGCTTCACCGTCAACGCTTGCTTCAAACATTTCAGTAAGAACTTTAATTTCTACTTCACCTGGCTTTTTAGGTAGGAAGTCATTGAGATTAAACAAGCCGTGTGTGTTCACTGCTGCCATTTCAGTATCGCTTAGTGGACGCTCTCTACGTGCCCAAGTTGATGTACCGTAATCAGCATAACCACCTTTTGAAGTTTTATTAAGACGGAAATCCACACCAGCAGTATAATCTGTTGGTAATTCTTCCATATCAGGATCCATAAGAGCCTGCTTAATGATCTGAAAGATTTGAGGACCAATAATAAATCGACGAATTGGATTCTCTGGAGTATTGTCATCTGCCAATGGATTATCTGATACAAATCCTTGAAAGATATAAGAACGTTTTTTCCAATACTTACGACCCATATCTTCAAGACTTGGATCTTTAAACCAACCACGAACTTCTGCCAAGATTGGACATGATTCGCCATACATTTCCATACAAGGTACTTGTACTTGTACTGGACGTGAATCAGTTTGACCTTTGATTCCTGCAAACGGCAGTTTGATCATCAAACGTTCTTTCCAAAAGAAAGTGTTCGAATCATCGCCGTCTGGCAAGAAGCGCATAGTTACACTATCGCCTTCCTTGATATTCCAAAATGGGTAAATTGCGTTATCGCCGCCTGATGTCGTGCCACTTGGGCGATTTTCTTGTTCTTTTAACTTTGCACGAATTTCTGCTAGTGATGCCATAGTAATGCCTCCTTATATATGCCTATGTTCTATGTGCCTTTATGTGTAGCACATTATCTTTATACTACACAAAGTTATTTATCTTGTCAACTGTTTTTTTTATTTTTTTTAACTTGGACTGCGCCGGGGCCTCATTTGTCCACCTAGGCAGACGGTTGGGAGCCCCTGGCACTGTCACTGTTTCTACAAAAAGGTCTTAATATCTTTCGCGTCGATCGATAATAAGAGAATTTTTGTAAGAAATTCTAAACTCCTGCTAACGTTTTGATTGCGTCTGTTTCAGGATGCATACTATTACGTAATTCGTTAGCCTTACGTTGTGCAACCATAGCCTCTACTTTTTTAATCATTTTAGCGGCAGGTTTGACATATTCGTCGCCGTAATCTTTTTGCACCGCAGTTAATACTGCTGTCTCGCCTTTTGGAAATTTGCCTGTTTCTCTGTCAAAATAACTTAGAATAAATTCTCCAATTGGTGTTTTTGGTTTTTGTTGCATAGGCTCTTGATCGGGCGGAGCAATAGTCATTGTTGGCATATCATCTTCGCCTTCAGCAAATTGTCCCATTAGGGCAGCAATTCCTGCTTCTAACATATCATCGATTGATTCTTGTTTTGCTTTTTCCTTACGTTCTTCAGCCTCTACACTAGCACTTTCTTCGCCTAGTAAATCATCTGGACCTAATTCTTCTGGCTTCATTGATTCGCCTACTAAGTTATAGATATAAGGAAATACATCTTTTAGTTCTTCGTTGAACTGCTTAATTGTAAGTTGATCAATCCAGCTATCTGCAATATCTTCTGGAACTTCTTTTGCTTCTGTTTCTACAAAATTTTCTACAGCCTGTGAATAGTATGATTCTTTTTGTAAATTTTGAATTGTTTTTCTAACTTCGTTTACTCTTTCACTTACTACATCCATATAGCCTGCTAAACTTTCAGCCATTACGCTTGAACGATTCATATACTTTTTAAATGAATTTAGTTTACTTAATTCTTCTGACAAACCGGAGATATATTTGCCAAATGAATCATAAGCATTTCCGCCTTCACTAACATGTCTTGCCATTGCTCTTGCACCGCTTAGATGGTTAAAAGGATATTTAAATCTTTCGCCGCCTGCACTTTCAATGTAAATAGCACCAATTTTTTTAGTACGATTTTCGCCTTCTTCAATTGGTGCTGTATGTTTAATAGCAAGTCTTGCATTACCTATTTTTTGATAACTTGTTTTGTTAGTTCCATACATTCTTGATTCTGACATGGGATTCTCCGATTTGCGATTTGTGGCTAAAAAGTCATAATCTCTTTTGTTTAGATTTGATTTGTTAATGTCTCTTACTGAAAACTTCATAAGCCTTTTTTTAGCAAATGTACGTAATTCTTTTAGAAAGTTATACCATTCTGTTTGTACATTTTGCTCTTCATTTGATACAATGTCTCTACCTACAATTACCACTAGTCCGTCTTCAGTATCTAAATTGATACTTACCTTGCCTAAATCACGTCCTTCGTTATAATAACCAAAATCAAAAAAACGTGCTTCTTTTGGTTCGTTGGTTATTTCGCCGTTTTCGTTGCCGATTGTTACGCTAGGAAAACGACCTCTGATTTTATTAAATAGGTCAGATGCTATGTTGTCAAAGTTCTGCATAGTATTATTTATCAATAGTTGCTGCTAATAAAGATAGGCATCGGCATTTCATAGTCTTCTTCTCCTGGTCCGTCCATTTGTGAAAAAGAATTGTAAATGTTTACATCCCAATCTTTCATTACATTTATCATTCGTAAAGCAAGTAACATACTGCTTACTAAGTCATCGGTTTGACCCGGCTTTGCTTGATAACTGCTTCCTGTTGCAACATAGTTTTTTAGTTCTGATATAAATGGTTTGCTACGAACAATTAGTTTATTGTTTTCTATCATAGTTTTCATTCTAGCACATGCAGTAACTTTTGCACTGTGCGTTGTGTTAAATCCTTTGCGGAATTTACGAACGTGGCCTTTTCTAATAGGTTCACTTATAAACAGTCCAGGTATTTGATCTTCGCCTAGATCAGAAATAACAAGCAATGCTGCTTCGCCTAATCCGTTATTTTCAACGCTCCAATATATACCGTTATCAGTTTTTCTTTCTGATTCTAAGTACGTGCAAATATCTCTAAGAACTCTAATTTGTCCTGGAATACCTGTTGTATTGTGTTGCCATTCTCCTACTTGTTCATATGTAGGTAGTTCTACGATTTGTATTGCTGCGTTATCACCTCCTGTGCCCATTGATGGATCTAATGCAACAGCATAGTTATATTTGGCACTAGGCTTTTTATACCAACGTGTTTGCCCCATGTTGATAGTAGGTGAAATACCTTCCATAGTTGCAAGGTGTAAACTTGATATAAGTGTTTCATCAAATACCAAAAATTCACAACCATATTCTCTACGAAAACGTTCTTCTCCTATACGTCCAATTTCGTCTTCTTTCCACTTTTTATCACGATCAGGATGTTCGTCCCAACTAGCAAGAAAACTATGAAATCCGTTTCTACCTGTTTCGCTTTCGTTTCCAAATTCGTCAAACTTATCTTCTGCTTGTTTCCAAATATTAGCAAATGTATCTTCGTCTGAGTTAGGTGTACTTGTAATAATAGCACGACCACCTGTTGCAAGTGTAGGTGAAATCGAAGTCCAAAATTCATCTGCAATGTTAGGTTGCACAAATGCAAACTCGTCACAGTATAGTAATGAAATACTCATACCACGCCCTGTAGTGCCTGTTGTTGTCTGACTTACTATTCTGCTGCCATTTTCAAATTCTATTGAGCCTTTGTTATAGGATACAACACCTGCTCTAATATGATCAGGACAAAGTTCATATACATACCTAATACGTTGCATAATTTCTTGCGCACCTGTGTATTTGTGTGCAGCAATAAGAATAGTTTGATCTGGATTAAACATTGCGTACCACGCAAGATATATTGCTGCACAAGTAGTTTTGCCTGTTTGTCTAGGCATCATATTGATATTAAATCTATAACTATGATAACTATTCATCAATCGTAATTGATATTCATACGGTGCAAATAACAATTTGCCTTTTACAGGGTGCTGAATGTAGGCAAAGTGTTCGGCAAAGTATAGATACCCTAAATCAGGATCCATGCATTGCATTAAATCTTGTACTTG